CAGCGACGACGGTGACCGCACGGAACCTTGCCGGATCGGCCCTCGCGGAGAAGAATACCCGCTGGACGTCTGTGTCATTCCCAGCTTCTGGTAGTCAAGGCACCGCCACGATTGCGGCAGAAGCCGCGGTGCGGCATGTCGTGGACTGCGTGACGTGGGCAGCCGACTCCTCAGCCGCCGTGGTCGCCGCCGCCGGGAACCTTGCCGTGCGTGACGGCGCGACAGGCGCAGGCACGGTGATCTGGCAGGTCGCCATCGCGCATCTCGTCGCCGCAGCAGCGGGCGTGCAGACGATTGCGCCGAATACGGTGTGTGGGTTGAACCTCGCGGGCACCACGAACACCGCGATGACGGCTGAGCTCAATGCGGGCGTCACAGGCGAAGTGCAGAGCGTGTCCATGAGCGGGTTCAACATCAACTAACATGGCGAGCCTGAAAGACCCCATCGGAACACCGCATAATCGTGCGACCTGTTGCTGGTGTACACGTGCGCTGGTGGTGGGGGACATTCTCGGCTTGCGCTGCTGGCTCTGCCCTGTCGATTATGCGCGTCAGGCGACACAAGCCCTCGTCGTGACCTCGAAGCCGGGGAAAGAGTCGATTCGCCGATGCGTGAATGTGCCGTTGCCGTCACAGGTCATGTTCGAAGAAGCGACAGCGACAAATGTGATGTGGGGCGGGCAAGCAGGCCCAGGTAAATCGCACGGTGTTCGCCAGTGGCTCTATAAGCGGTCCCTCATGGTGCCGAACCATAAGGCGCTTCTCCTGCGCGAGAACTACGGCCAGTTGGAGACGACGCACCTCTTCGATATGCGTCGAGAACTGCCGGCCCTAGGCGCGCGACTCGCCAATGACACCGCCTATTTCGCCAACGGCTCTGAGATCCACTGCGGCCATATGGCGGACTTCGCCGCCTTGCAGCGGTATCTCGGCACCGAATACGGCGTGATTGTGCCAGAAGAAGGCAGCGTGTATCCCGTCGATACCCGCGGCGTGACGGCACTCGCTGAACTCTCCACCCGCGCCCGGAAGGTCTACACCGACATCAACGGGAATGAAGTCCTCCCACGCTTTATGCCCGTGACGAATCCGGGAGGGCCGTCTGCACAGTGGTTGCGTGACATGTTCATCGACCACACACCCGATTACGACCTGTTTCCGCGTTTGCGGCCTGTCTATGACGAGACGGGACGACAAACAGACGGTTACATTGCCTCGCAATGGGTGTATATTCCTGCGAAGGTGACGGATAACCCCTATATCCGCGAGGATTACCACTCGACGACGCTGGCGAACCTCTCAGGGGTGCGCTACAAACAGTTGGCCGAAGGTGACTGGTATGCCTTCGATGGCGCGTTCTTCGGGGAATGGGATGCGTCCGTGCATGTGCGGGAATTGCGGGCCGCATGAGCACCGAAGTAAAGGCTAAACGGCGAGAGCGAGATCGGCTACGAAGTCAGCGGAAATATGCTGAACAGCCCGAGATTCAAAAGGCATGCGTAAGAGCGTCTTACGCTCGGAACAGGGAAACGATACTCGCTAAACTACATCTCATCCGCCAGACGCCTGAGTGGAAGGCGAAGAAGCGCGCAGCCGATCGGAAAGCGTATTTCGCCAACATCAATGCGCGAAAGGACTATCACTTCAACAGACGCTACGGCATATCGCTCAAGGAATACGAAGCGCTCGTGGCATCACAGGATGGTCGTTGCGCTATCTGCAGATGTATTCCAACTGGCCGAGCTAAGAAAAGTTCCACGCTTCATGTAGATCACATTCATGGGGCCAATATTGTTCGTGGGCTTCTCTGCAACAGTTGTAATCGTGCCATTGGACTACTAGGAGACAGCGCTGTTCGAGTCTGGCGTGCGGCGCATTACCTCGCAACGCATGAAGCGAAGATGAGGCCGAGCGTTGCGTGATCAACGCTGCTTTACGAGCATGGACTGGGGATTCAATGCATATGGCGTCGTATTGTGGTGGTTGCCGTTGCTTGACGGCCATTACCATATCTGGCGCGAGTATAAGTTCCAGCAGACAACCGTTCATGACGTGTCGATCCAGATCAAGAAGCGCACGAGAGAACTTGGACTGAAGATGGATTATTGCGCTGGTGATCCTGCGATGTGGCAGCATACTGGTGCTGGACGTGGCGAAGCTATCGCTGAAACACTGCTTCGTAATGGCATCCCCATGCGTAAAGGTGACAACGATAGAATGTCCGGTTGGCAGAGAATCCACGAATTGCTGCGCCCTGCCTCAGATGGCACGCCGTGGTTGACGGTAGAAGCGGAGCCGCAGTGTGCCTATCTCAGGCGCACGTTAGCGAGCGCGATGTGTGACAAGAGCAACCCTGACGATGTGGACACCCGTGGCGATGATCATGCGCTGGATGCGCTGCGGTATGGGGCAATGAGCCGTCCGCCGCTAGGCCGACAGATAACGCGAGCACTCGCGTCTGGAGAAGGCACGCTCGGCTGGTATAAGTCACGTGAATCCAGAGCGCCTGGACTACTCGACCGAGAGGTTCGCATTGCCTGAGATTGTCCCTCTTACGCCTGAGCAGATGGGCCAGTGGAAGGACCAGATCGACAAAGCGCGGACGATCCGCACGCAAGTCTCGAAGTGGTGGGACGCGAATATCGACGCCTACGCGCCAAAGCTCTCAGCTAACCCCGCAGGGTATGGCGCGACACTGAACACGAATCGGGACTTCACGTTAGTGGAGCGGAAGAAAGCCGATCTGTTCTATCAGCGTCCAGACGTGCAAGCCATGGCGTCTCCGCTGTTCTCCGGGCAGGAAAACCTCCTCGAAGCGCATACCGACATTCTGAATAGCAAGCTCGGCGTGCATGGCGTCGACGCGAAAGACCTCGTGCATCGGGCGCTGTTCGACGTGCTCTGCCCATCAGGGACGGGCTGGACGGTGATGGGCTACGAAAGCGCCACCGTGCCGACACCGATACCTGGCCCTGACGGTCAGACAACGACGATTGCTCCTGTCCCGGTCTACGAAGATATCTTCTGGCACTGGATTTCGCCTCGCCAAGGGTTAATTCCCGCGCAGTTTCGCTCGACGAAGTGGGATGAAGCGCCGTGGCTCGGCTACGACTTCGAACTGCCGATAGCCGTCTGCATCGGCAAGCAGTGGGTACCGGAAGACTTCAAGGGCGGTGCGGCCTCCGACAAGAGCCTCCAATTCGACTACGGCCTCCAGACGGTAGCTGATAACGTCGTGCGCGGGCAGATCATCTTCTATAAGTCGGCCCTCTATCGGCCTGAACGTCCGCATCCGCTCCACCAGAGCTTGATCGTCTTCATCGATGGGATCGAATCGCCGGTTGAGCATAAGGATTCTCCGTATCAGACGCTCACGCCGACAGGGGAACTGTCTCCGGACTCGCTGATCGGCTTCCCGCTGCATCCGTTGACGATTCGGACGATGACGGACTCGGCGTATATCGCGTCGGACTGCACGATTTCCCGTCCACTGGTGAACGAACTCAACCGCTTCCGTGGGCAGATGGTCGAGCAGCGTGATGCGAACACCATGCGGTGGATGTATAACGCGCAGACACTCCCACCTGATGCGCTGGCGAAGATCGTCCGCTCACCGATTGGCGGCATGATTGGCGTCCCCGATGAAGCCTTCCACGGTGATGGAGCGATTCGGGAACTGCCGCACGGCTCGTATCCGCGCGAGAACTTCGCGTTCAACGACCATCTTGACAATGACCTGGCGCGAACCCACGCCCTCGACGCGAACCAGAGCGGAGCGAACTCCTCTGGCGATCAGACCGCGACAGAAGCGAACATCACGCAGAGCAACGTCAATGCGCGCCTCGGCCTTGAGCGCGGAGTCGTCCTCGATTGGTATGTGCGTGGCGTCACGAAGTATTCCACGCTGATTCAGCGGTTCCTGTCGGTGAAGGATGCGACGGCGATTGTGGGCCAGCAGAAGGCGGCCGAATGGGACCAGTGGCGGCATCAGGTGCCGGCGCGTCTCGCGTTTACCGCACTGGCAGATTCGGCACTCCGGACGGACCTCGCCTCTGAGCGGAAGCGTGCGTTAGATGAATATGCCTTCTTTGCGAAAGATCCACTGGTGGATCGGTCGAAGCTATTGAAGCATCTGCTACCGAAGCTGCATTATCCACAGGATATTATAGCGGAGCCGCAACCGCCGCATCCTGAGCCGACGCAGCCGAACTTCTCGTTCAAGGGCGACGACCTGAACCCGAACAATCCGCAGTTCTCGATTGTGATGGAGATTCTGCGGCAGGCTGGCGTGAATATCAGCCCGCAGGCCGTGCAGGAAGCGCAGGCCGGGGCGATGAACGCGCTGATGGCTGAACACGCACTCGAAGCCAAGAAACAAGCGCAGGACGCCGGGAATGGGATGGCTGCGCCGAATACGACCCACCCTGGTAAGGTGGCTGTGGCAGAATCGCTATCGAAGCATCAGACGGACTTGACGGGTGGGATGCCCAACACCGGACAGCCGATGGACGGGGGTGTAATGTGATCTGCGACCGCTCCCAGCAGGCAATGCAGGTCGGGGAATGGCCGTTCTGTCCGCACGGATTTCCAGAGAAGCCATTTGGCGTCATTGGCGACGATATTGACGAGTGGAACGAAAACGTGGCGCATGATCCCGTTCATTTTACGAGTCGGTCAGAACGTCGGCGCTATCTGAAGGAACATAACCTGATAGAGTTTGTGCGTCACGTGGGGGAACAGGGTAGCGATAAGTCCTCCAAAACGAGCAGGTGGGTCTAATGCTGTATGGCGCGAGCGGGGAAGCGATTCTCGAACGGGCGCAGGTTATGGTCGATCCGGCCTATCTGAAGATGGTCGCGGTCCTCGCGGAAACATCGCAGCAGTTTGACCTCGGGCTACATTGTTCGCGGTGCAAGCAGAACCTACGCGGCGTGAACGGGCATGGAGACAAGCGGTGGGTGATGGAGTGTGCGTGTCGGACGTTCACGGGGAAGAATCCTTTCCTCGCCGCGCCATGACCTGCACCTGTCAACCTCCGCGCCTGATCACGCAGCCGAGTGGCCGCGTCATTTGCGAAGCGTGTGGGGCCGGGATTTTGGAACCTGCACCGAAGAAGGTGGAACGCCCATGAAGAGGCCGGCGAAAGACGTTGATACCAGCGGCTCGGAGAAGTCTCTGAAAGAGATGCTGAAGGATCGCCTCGCGGGGGTGAATCCGAAGAAGGAACCGAAGCAGGGCAAGATGTCCTGCTAGGACGATAGTTCGCGCTCGCTAGGAACGGCCTGATCCGCCGTTCGACAACGCCCATCCTCAGCGGGCGAGCGTAACAAGGGGATCGCACAGGTCGAGGGCCAGTGCTGTTCGTGGAGTCATCCACGGCGGTGCTGGCCCTTTTTCTATGTGGTCCCCGACTCTCTCGACCGGGACGGCGCACCATACGCGCCAGAAGGACACGATGGAAGCGACACTCTCGCCCAGTTCAGAAGTCTCGACACCGACGCCTACGGCTGCGCCTGCCACAAGTGCGCCGTCTGTCTCGATGACTCCCGAACAGCGTCCGACGTTTGCCGAAGCATTCGCGCGTGACGCCGCGCCCACGCCTGCCCCTGCGACTCCTGAAGGAGATCCGTCCGCCACAGCGACGGAAGCCGCACCGACAGACGCGAGCGCGCAAGGCCCGATCCCGTTCACCGTCCACAAGACTGCGCTTGAAAACGCGCGGACGAAGGCGACTGAACAGGCACGTGCCGAGTTTCAGCAAGAGTACGGATGGGCACAGAACCTCGACCGGCAGAGCGTCGAATCCGCGATGTCGATTGGGCAGATGTATCAACAGGACCGCCCTGGTTTCATTCGGCAAGTCTTAGCCGAAGCGATGTCAGACGCGGACCTCGCGCCACTCATCCGGTCTGAAGCTGCTCGTGCGTTATCGAGTGGTCGAGGACAGCAGCAGGCCGCGCCACAAGCGCCCGATCTCTCGCCAGATATCCCGGTGATGGACAGCGAGGGGCGGATGGTCGCGCAGACGTTCTCTGCCGAAAAGGTGCAGCAGATTGTGCAGCACGCGATTCAGCAGGCGATGGATCGGGAAGTCGGACCGATGAAGGCCGACTACCAGAGCCGTCAGCAGCAGGAACAGGCGCACCAAGCGCGGCAAGCACTCGAAACAGCGACCACGGACATCTACCAGGAAGCCGTCGATGTGCTTCCGGCCTTCAAGGAGCACGAAGCCGAGATTGCCAAGGTATTTGCCACGATTCCCGGTGAACCCGCGCGCGCGTTGCGGGCCGCATGGAAACAGGTGGTCGGCGGGAAACTCGCCGATGCGGGTCGGGTCAAGGCCGATTACGTGACGGAATTGCAAACCAAAGCGGCGGCTTCTGGGGTGAACCCGGCAGCGGCGGCGATTGCTCCCTCGAAGCGCATCCGGTCATTCAATGACCCATCGCTCAAGTGGAGCTAGAGAAGGACTGAGTTATGCCGAATCCGAATGTGGGCCAGCGCGTTGCTGCCAACTGGGAAGCGGTCGTCGGGACGAAGCC